GATCTATCTTTTAGCGGAGCAACACTTTCAGCAACTAATTTGACTTCTTCTGGCACTGTATCTTTTGGTACTTTGACAGACTCTGGAGAATCCATTGCAGTCACTAAATTTGTTGATGAAGCAGATGGTATCGCAAGCAACGATAACGATACAACTTTGGCCACATCTGCTGCTATCAAAGATTATGTAGACACTCAAGACGCAGCAATTGCTTCAGATACACTAACCTTTACCAATAAGACCTTTGATGTAGAAGCATCAGGCAATAGCATATCTAACATAGATGTTGCAGATTTAAAGTCTGGGGTTTTAGATACAGACATTTCAAGCGTATCATCATCACATGATACACTAGCCAGTGGTAAAGCAGTTAAAGACTATGTTGATTCACAGGTAACAGCCCAGGACCTTGACTTCCAAGGTGATAGCGGTGGAGCGTTGTCTATCGATTTAGATTCCGAAACTATGACCTATGCTGGTGGCACAGGAGTTGCAACGGTTGGCTCTGGCAACACGGTCACTTTTAATTCTGTAGATTCAGAAATTGTACACGACAATCTAAGTGGCTTTGTAGCAAATGAACATATCGATCATAGCGGAGTCACCCTAACAGCTGGTAACGGTTTAAGCGGAGGTGGTGACATTACTGCTTCAAGGACCTTTGCATTAGATTTAAATGAATTATCTACAGAAACATCGATTGCAGATGCTGATTTTATTCCTATGGTTGATGCTGATAATGATGGATCTCGTAAAATTACTTTTGAAAATTTAGAAGATGCTATCTTTGCATCTGTTAGTGGTGATATAGCCATAACAGAAGCTGGTGTAGCTACGATTCAAGCCAACAGCGTTGCCCTGGCAACAGATACTACCGGGGATTTTGTTAATTCAATAACAGCTGGAACGGGTTTAACATCTACTGGAGCAACAAGTGGAGAAAATATTTCTCACTCATTGAGTATTGACGCTGCACAAACTGGCATTACCTCCTTGTTAGCGACCGATATTAAGATTGGTGAAGACGACCAGACAAAGATTGACTTTGAAGATGCTGATAAGATTAATTTTTATGCTAATAATGAAAAGCAACTAATATTAGAGGATGGTGCTTTATATCCAGGATCTGATAATATTATAGATCTTGGTAAATCAGACAATGAATTTAAAGATGCGTTCTTTGATGGCACAGTTACAGCTGATGCTTTTGCTGGCCCATTGACTGGGAATGCAGATACAGCAACGCTATCAACAACCGTTACTGTTTCAGATAGTTCAGCAAATACAAATTTTCCAGTAGTTTTTCATAATGAATCAAATGGATTGCTTGATGATACTGGAGCTTTGAGATACAACCCTAGCACTGGTGAATTGTTAGTCC